GTAGATGTCCCTAGACTGGCTAAGTGGCAGCGGTAGTGCCTGTGTCGGGTTGGCTGCGGCTTTACGCCCAAGGAAGCGGTCAAAGATACCCATGTCTTCAGTATCCCACAAAAAGAAAAAGCCCCCTTGCGGGGGCCTGTGGCGGTTGGCGGTTTAGATTGTTTTCATCTCGTAGCGGTATGCGTCTCCGCTTACGATGTAGGTCTTGACGTTGCCGTCTTCGCTTGAGCCTTCGTAATACCAAGATGTTTCAGTGTCTGCGTTCATCTTGATAAGCGACTCTGCCCATTCACCGGCACACTGCCAAGTACCAACCGGTGCTACATCAACAACCACGCCATCCTCAGTCAACACTTGGCGAATCTCTTTGTTTGCGGTCTTCAGTTTCATATCTCTATCTCCCTGCTTGATGTCAACAATATACACTGTAGGTATATACACGTCAAGGGTATAGAGGTATATATTTTAGACGGCTCCCCAACTTCGCTTAGATCCGCACACCTGCCAAGCATACGCCAGGGCATCAACCACGTCATCATGCCGCCCAACCGGGAAGGATAGTAGCTCATCCTCAAAGTAGGCCGGTAACCCTTGGCAGTGCATTACTTGGCTTTGCTCGTACCGGGCTTCTAGAGGCGCAAAGCGGGTCACTTTGTCGCGGTCTGGGCGGATGCCCCGGATAGGAAGTTTCGTGCGTCTAAGGAGCTCCTGCACAACAGCGGCTTGATATTGCACCTGCTCGATGCCGATCATGCTAGGATTCCACTTAGCCGCCATCATCTCGATGAACCGTAGCACGGAAGCAAAGTCCGCGCGGGTACGGTTGATGTCTCTAACGTAGATTGTCCCATCGTCACCACGGGAGACAACAGCCACGCCGGTATAGTCTGCTTCACTCTTGGTTGATATAGCCAAGTCAACCCCGATGTAGGTGGGTAAGCCTTCAGGGCAATCACCGTACCGTAGCCACTCCCGCTTGATACGCGCTCCCGCCGCATCTACGAACTGAGCCAAATACTCCTGTTGAAACGCGATGCTCGGCAAGGACTCACCAGCCTTGCCTACCTCCTCCGGATCTATCCACGGGTTAGCCGTGGTTGGCATTTGCCAAGACATCCAGTCGGCATCCGTAGCGGCCTGATTGTAGAGCGTCCTAAAATAGTTAGAGCCTTTAGGCGTACTGAGAAAGAACGCATCCCCCTTGTAATCGGTTAGCGTTGGGCGGATGGCTTCAGTCCAGGCTTGCTCTAGATGCCGTGCCATGGCTGCCTCATCGATGATGACCCGCTTGTACTTACGACCACGGGCAACCGTGCTAGGGTCATCTAAAGTCCAATAGTCAATAGCCGCCCCGGTTATAAGCTCGATGCGCGGGGCTGGGCTTTGTACAGCTCGCCGGATAACGGGAGCATAGATGCGCTTATGATCGGCGTATGCCTCTTCTAGCAAGCGGTAGGTAGGCGCGAACCAGGCACAAGGTAGACCGTCAATCAGCACCGGGTCAGATAAAAGGTTACCGCCCAGCGTGGTTTTTCCAAAGCGTCTCCCGCAAGCAAGGACGTTGTACCGCTTGGCTTCCCGCAGGATGACCTGCTGGGCTTCATGCGGCCTTGGTAAGACTAGTCGAATATCAGGCAATCGGTTTGTCCGAATACTCCACGATCACCTTGACTGGGCTACCATCTGCGCCGGTCTGTTCTACCCTTGATGACCAGTCGGCCTTGTGCTTACGCTCAAGCCACCACGCTGCCGCCTGCCAAGTTGTATCAGCTGCTTTTTGAATGATAGCCACGTTACGTACCTCGGCATCTGCTTCTGCCTTTTTTATAGCGTCCGCAAATTCCGACTTGTCTCGCAACCAGTTTGCAAATGTATCTTCAGAGATTGCCGCATAAGAGCATGAAGCACGGCGTGTGTTTCCTGCCCTCAACGCTTGCGTGATACGGGTCACTGTTTCATCGTTGTACTTTGATGGTTTACCCGGCATTGTTCGCCTCCTGAAGCGTATCGGTCAGATTTGCACTGCCTTTTTCTGGCTGGTAGCCAGACACATCACTATCAATGTTTGATACGCATATTTTTTTAGGATACGGCTTGACCATGCATTGTAACCTGATAGCCAATACATCATCTAGTACATATATATATTTATGTTTACCTGATGCTATTACCTCGGTTGCATTTGGGTCTATATATTGCCTGAGCCATGTCAGTGATTGTTTCCAACCTTTTGAATGTACGCTTTTTGGATGCATACGTACACCACGTACCATAAATGCACAACGCATACCTTTACCCATTGTGCCAATATATTTCCAGTTGGTGGCTTGATATATTCCACCGTGATGACCCTGATCGTTATCGGCATATGAAACGATTAGTTTCAACCCCGGACATTGTTTACGAATAAACCGCAATGCTATTGCCAAATATTTAGATACTGGATTTGTATGTGTATTCAATGACACCCGTGTAAGTTCACATACCTCTGATTTATGTAATGCAAATGGTGAAGCAATATGCGGAGTTGCTCCACGACTAAAAATAATGCATCCAATAAATACATCGTTTTCCCAAACACCAACCTTTACTAAATCACCGGATGGTAATGATTTACTGTAGTGCCACGTTTCACACGCATACTTCGCTGCTTTGTGACTACACCAATCAACCTTAAAATTCACAGCCACACTCCGGACATATAGATTGTTTTTTGCTATCCAAATGTCCCTGTTCTTCGTCACTAACCGGATCGAAGTTAGGGTGAACCATTGAATTTATCAAAGCATCAAGGTCGGCAGCACCATACCCGGTACCGTCCAAGCCGATAGGCGTATTCGCAAGCTCAGCGAGGATGTCGGTTATCTTTGTTGTGTCATCTTGCCCGATACGGGTAGTGCGGTTGTCTACTACAAGAATCCGTAGCTCTTCCTCTGGAGTAACATCAACCCATTGAACGGGTACGGTTTCCCAGCCTAGAGCCTTGGCAGCCATCACCCGATGATTTCCCGCTAGGATGTGCTTAGTGCTCAGGTTAGCCACTACAGAGCCGTACCAGCCATTGACTGCTAAGGACTTCTTGATGGCTTCAATATCGCCGTTGTTAGCGTTGCGTGGGTGGTGCTTGAGCAGGTCTATTGCGACCTGCTCAATTTGGAGATTGATAACTCTACTCATCGAGATTCTTCCTTAGCTCCGCGCTGGTAGCCCAGAGCATGGCAGCCCTCATCTTTTCTTTGCTGATGCCCTGAGCCTTAGCCCTTTTCTTGACATCAGCATACAGCCAGCGTGTATAGAGTTCTGACCCTATCGCCACGCATCCAGCCCCGACCAAAGCACCAATAGCAAAAGGTATCATTCGGTTATCTCCCAATCGGTGTCGAGTGTTTCTGCCATAGCACGTTGTATATGAAATGTTGGAGTTGTATTCATTCCAATACGGTCAAAGGCCAGATGGAGTTTTTTTAGATCGTCGCTAGAGTTTATAAACTCGTATATTCCGTATCCATCTTTTCGTGCATCCATTTTTGATAATGAAATCCACAGGTCTCCTGCATGAACGTCCCATGTTTGCCGTCTAACTTTATGTCCTTTACGCATTGCCTTTACGGCTTGTGTCCATGTCATCTCGCAACCTCCCCGGTTCGTGGATCAAGTACAACTACTGCCCAATCGGTAGCAAACAAATCACCAGGGGACAGGCTCAACTCTTCAAGTTGCGTTACCCGTCCCTTTGGGCCATGCAGTTCAAAGATATTCCACACTTCGGAGTACCGCAGGAATACGGCTCCTCCCCACTCACCGCGCCATACGGCGTTACCACCACCAGCCATCAAGGCTTGAATCACTTCACTGAATCTCATCTTGTGGTTGTCCTATCATTTCAGGGTTTCCGTTGTACCTAACTCGATCAAGCGTATCTTTATCTTTCATGCGAATATTGACGTATGGATGCCTATCAATCGGCTGATTATGACCGTCATAAACGACATTATCCCAACGAACAGTTTTTGTATTTGTATCGTAGGTTCCACATTCCCAGTCATCTGCAGTAATCCAGTCAACATCAACACCGAAACTTGCGATGGCATAACCACTTGG